ATGACTAAGAAAAAAGCCCACAAACCTGGATCAGCCACCATTGCGCTGAATAAACGCGCCCGTCACGAATACTTTATCGAAGATGAATACGAGGCTGGTCTCGCCCTGCAGGGCTGGGAGGTCAAATCCCTGCGTGCAGGCAAAGCCAACATCGGCGATAGCTATGTCATCCTGAAGGATGGCGAAGCCTTCCTGTTCGGCGCCAACTTTACGCCTATGGCCGTGGCTTCCACCCACTATGTCTGCGACCCGACGCGCACCCGTAAGCTGCTGCTCAACCAGCGTGAGCTGGACACGCTGTACGGCCGCATTAACCGCGAAGGTTACACCGTCGTCGCCCTGTCGCTGTACTGGAAGAACGCCTGGTGCAAAGTGAAAATCGGCGTCGCCAAAGGTAAGAAACAGCACGACAAGCGTACCGACCTGAAAGATCGTGAATGGGCGCTGGACAAGGCGCGTATTATGAAGCACGCCGGACGTTAATTTCCCCTCCCCGAGGGCCAGCTCTCGCTGGCCCTTACGCTATATCCTTGTTGATGCTGATTTTTCGTCCACCCTGCTGAAATAATCCTGCGTGATGGGGCTGGTAACGACATTCACAAATCTGTTATACTTGACCTACACATTGGGGCTGATTCTGGATTCGACGGGATTTGCGAAACCCAAGGTGCATGCCGAGGGGCGGTTGGCCTCGTAAAAAGCCGCAAAAAATAGTCGCAAACGACGAAAACTACGCTTTAGCAGCTTAATAACCTGCTCTGAGCCCTCTCTCCCTAGCTTCCGCTCTTAAGACGGGGATCAAAGAGAGGTCAAACCCAAAAGAGATCGCGTGGATGCCCTGCCTGGGGTTGAAGCGTTAAATCTAATCAGGCTAGTTTGTTAGTGGCGTGTCTGTCCGCAGCTGGCAAGCGAATGTAAAGACTGACTAAGCATGTAGTGCCGAGGATGTAGGAATTTCGGACGCGGGTTCAACTCCCGCCAGCTCCACCAAATAAAACAAGGGGTTACGTGAAAGCGTAGCCCCTTTTTTTTGGACCGTGGCGGCAAAATGGCGGCAGACATTTAACCATGCAAAGGACTACTGATATGAAAAAATCTCTTTTGATGCTGTTACTCTTGGCTTCATGTAACGCTTTCGCCGACAAGATCCCGGACTCGATAGAAAATTTAATTGCTGTATTTGACACAAGGACGCATAGCCTGGAACGTGGGGTACTCTCGATCAAATACAGCAAACAGAAGTTGCACATTGATGCAGCTGATGCAATGTTTAATGGTATTTGCACTGACCTATCCATGCACAAATGGAAACCCGAAACAATCAAGAAGATAAGACTGCTTAACGTCTCTCTCGACCAGGGTTTTGAGATAGATGCTGGCGGTATTGAATGCCAAAAAGCAGGAGCAATGCAATTTGATGAGGCACAGGCTTACAGGCAAAGTTTTATAAAACCCATTCCGTAAACCCCTTTGGTATACAGGTCGTTGGATTAAAAATTCATATGCCCCTGCCCGCCTAACGTCGGATGAGGAGGGGCATTATCAATTACACCTGGGGTCATGATGAATCGTACTACGGTTTCATGAGTGATAAAGGTTGTTCCGCAATTGATGTTCTGGCACTGACAATAACGCTCTTTCGTTTGGTCCGTTACCCGAAAGCTACTCCGTGTATGCGCCGCATGTCCGCATTTTGGGCAATTCATCATGTCCGTTTCTCCGCTGATGCCTCTGAAGTCGCGTTAATAATACACAATATCAATATTGAGAACCACTCATTCAATATTGAGATCATCAATTTTCACTTCTAGTTCGATACTGGTCGTAAATCCGCTATCCGGGTTGACCGTGTGCGTTAACGTTGTGATGGTCCATTCCGCATCATCAATGGGCTGTTTAAAACCGCTGACCTTAACGGGCATTTCTGTATACAGATCCGCGCGGCCTTCTGCCAGCTGGAGAGAAAATGACGCCACACCGCGCTGCAGCCGCTCCCAGTTCATTTTTGCAGCCCGTTCTGCATTACTGCGGTTCGCATAGGTACGGTTCAGAACCAGCACATTCTCATCCGTTCCGACCAGGTAATCCCCCTGCTTTGCTTCCGGCTCTTTGGGTTTTGTCGTCCTCCGGCGGCGCTTCACCTTTGCCGTTTCTTTCTTTTCCGGTTCCCGGGTATGCAGCCAGTGAGCGATAACCCCCGTATATGCTCCCCTGTCAGCCAGGCTAAACCGGTGACTGTCTCCGTCCTTACGGGTAATAGTGATGACCGGCAACGGTTTACCACTTGCTGTTTTCCCCTGTCCCTGCCGGATAAACAGCAGATTACCGTCCTTGACTGAGGCAATCGCGCCATACTGCCGCGCCAGCTTCATTAAAAAGCTGGCGTCGCTTTCGTTGGTCTGGTCCAGGTGATCCAGCGCCATCGCAGCAACATCTTTTCCTATAGCAACTTTAAGGCTGTGCCGCGCGGCAATGTCTTTCACCACATCGCCCACCGTCGTTTTGTGCCAGGACTTCTCACGCCGGACATTCAGCGTTTCCCTGAAATCAGCACTACGGGCACGGATTGTCAGCCTGTCCGGGCTGCCGCTATGCTCTATTTCGTCAACGGTAAACTTACCTTTTGAGTACAGCGGCTCGCCTTTCCATCCCAGCGCCAGAGAAATCACTGCGCCACGACGCGGCATAATTACCAGGCCGTCGGCGTCGTCCAGCTCCAGATCAAGCTGGTCAGCTTCAAATCCGCGGTTGTCGGTCAGTGTCATACCCAGCAGACGTTTATCCAGCGTCTGCGTGGCATCTTTACCTTCAATCACGATCCGAAATGCCGGGGTCTTGCTTCCGAGGTTGAGTAAATCAGCCATCTCGCTCACTGCAGCAACCCTCCTACCGTGGATCTGATGTTCCCTACTGCGGCGGCGGCAGAATCCTGCAGACTGCTAAGCTGATCACTCAGACTGCCGAACATTTCAGACAGGGACTCATCCACCCGTTTAAGCCCCAGCGAAAACTCTATTTTCCTGGCTTCCCCACTGGCGAAAAATTCCGTTTTCGTCTGGTTAAGGCTCTCAATCACATACATGCCGTAGATAGTCCCACCACCCTCGATCAGCGGCCACGCCTTCCCCTGCTCTGCCATCAGCTCCAGCGCCAGCAACGACAACCGGCCGCCGGTCACTTCCGGCATGAGGACGCCGGAGAGCGTCAGCTGATCGTTATCTGGCCCCAAAAATTGCGTTGTCGGACGGCGATTAACGCGGTTGTTGGTCACATGGCGCCAGTTCCGCTGATACTGCAGTTGCTGATAGGGAACCGTGCGCAACTGAAACACAAACAAGCCCAGGACCATCATCATGAATCGTACCCCCCTTGATCACTGAAATTGCTGCGGGCCTTCGCCTTCATGCGTCGCTCGCGCGCATCAAGCTGCCGTGCAACTTCCTGCGCAATATCATGCGCGCTCTGACCGGGCAGAGCCTGGATAATAATTTGCGCATGGGTTTCAAACTGGAATACAGGCTGGCTGCCTGCTGGCTTATCAGTTACAGGACGGTATGAAGCTGCCGGCAGACTCATGGGATGAAGCGGGGCGGCCTCTGCTGGCATTGCTCCCCCCATCATTCCGGCGACTACGGACGCCAGCGCGGCCGTTCTCCTGCGGCTGGTCACATAGGCCGGACCGTTAATCAGCTCCGGGCCATTCTCGCCAGCAATACCCACCTGCCCACGTGGAATATAACCACCGCTGTCATACATCCCCGCGAAAAATCCTGGGGTCTTTTTCTGCGGTGAGGCGCCCTGCGAATTATCGCCGCCGGTCATCCAGTCCGGGAGATAGCTTTTGACCGATGCCAGCTTGCTCTTAAGCGTTTCCCATTTCTCATTGATACCACTCAGGATGCCGTCAATAATCGCCCCGCCCACCGCTTTAAATTTTGCGGGCAGCGCGGCAACATCACTCAGAATTTCATCCCATTTGCTGCTTATGGTCTGCTTAATCACAGCCCAGGCTACTGACACCCCTGACGTGATGGCATCCCAGAGTGCTTTAAACTTCGGCCCCAGCGTTTCCCAGTTCTGCCAGATATAGATGGCTCCCATCGCAATCAGGCCAACTATCGCCAGAATGGGGTTAGCCATCATCAACCGGCCTAACCAGATGACCGCCTGGCCTGCACCGCCAATTACTCTTGTGACAAGACCAAACGCAGAAGCAAATTTCAGCTGGAGAATGCCAGCACTTACCCGCACTACCGCCATAGGACCCAAAATGGATGCCAGGGCCAGTGACACCACACCCGCTGCGGTAGCTACCACGGCAAATACGGCCGCAATTTTAAATAGCGCCGCCGTCAGTTGCGGATGACGCTTCACAAAACCATCCAGCGCGGACGCCAGATTACCCAGCCAGTCCGCAATATTTTTCAGCACCGGCGCGACGGTTTCACCGATGCTCGCCATGGCGTTGGTAAAGGAGCCGCCAGCGGCTTCCCATTTGTTGCCCAGAGTATTAAGCGATGCATCGACGCGCTCGCGCAGAGTTGCCTGGTTCTCCAGCTTCGCTACTGTTTCACGATAACCATCAATACCTTTTTGGATCATGATATCCAACGCCTGCAGCGTTTCTGAATCATTGCCAAACAGGTCTTTTTTTGTTGCCATCTGCTTTTCGGGAGTAAGTTTGCTCAGCTTACTTAGCTGGACATACATATTTTCCAGCCCACCAAATCCTCCCTTACCATCAGAAAAATTAAACTTAATGCCGGTCCCTTTTAGATCATCATTAACAGCTTTAATTTTCTTTGCATCCAGGGCAGCCTGGAATATTTTCCGGTACGCATTCCCAGCAGACTCCCCGGCCATACTTGCCTGGTCAGCCATAACCAGCAGGGGGGCAAAGGTTTTAGCTGCATCTATCCCTTTCTTATTTAGAATACTCATCGCGCTACTGATTTTTGAAAAACCCTGCAGCATATTCCCGGGGTCTACGCCCGCATAAAAACCACGCTGGATAAGATCCATCAGGCTCATCATGTCTTTTTCGGTGGTCTGCGTGGCGTCCTGCAATTTTGCGGCAAACTCTGCGGCCTCCGTCGGCGCCATCTGCAGCTGCACGCCAAGGTAAGCCGCCGACTCACCCAGCCCGCCCAGGATAACCTGCGCTGACATCCCCTGACGTCGTAACATGGTCATCATGTTCTGAAAATCTGCCGTAGTACCGGGCAACCGGTCCCCCAGGGCTATCGCCAGCTTGTTCAGCTTCAGGAACTCAGGCACCACCTTTCCGCCAGGTCCCATCATTGATCCTGCCAGCTGGTTAGCGGCGTTCTCTGATTCCGAGTAGGCGCGAATAGGCGCCAGCAGCGTCGCGCCCGTTGTCACCCCGGCGGCCATCATCCCGGCACCGTTCCCCGCCAGGTTGTTACGCACGTCGCGCATCTTGTCAGCTTTGGCCCTGATCGCATTCAGCTTGCGCTGGCGCTCGCCCACGTCCCGTAAGCGCCGCTCCTGCTCTGCCAGCTGCTGGTTATAGCGATCCGTTTCGCGGGTAATGCGGGCTGTTTCACGGGCACCGCCGCCCGCAGAGATGCCAAGGCGGTACAGCTCCGCCTTGGTTGCCGCCATCTGCCGCGTTTCCTGCTGCTGCTTTTGTTCCAGGCGTGATACGGCGCGCCATTGCGCCTCAAGCGCCTGCGTCTGTTTTTTCGTGGGGGATTCGAGCGCTGCCAGTTCGCGCGTCATCATCTGCGCACGCAGCCGCGCCTGGTCCAGCTCGTTGCTGGTCCGGTTCAGGCTCTGTGAGAGTTGATCAAAAGATTTTAACTGGCTCCCCGCGTCGTTAAGCCGTTTAAGCTGATCACGGGTCTGCCGGATGCCGGAGGCCAGCTCCTTCGAGCCAGCCAGCGCATTTTTTAAAGGGCGGGTGAGTTTATCAACCGCATTCAGAACCACCTGCAGGCGCAGGTTTTTATCTCTCATCGCTGGCCCCGCTACGCATTATCGCTCTGTGCCGCCACTCCAGCACTTCCGTCAGCGGCATAACGTCAGTGACGGACGGCGGCCAGTGAAATATCGTGGCGATATCCGCCACCAGGTCATCTACCGTCAGGCTGTCGGCAAATCGGCAAGTGCCGACTTCGGCAACAAAAAAAGGACCACCTCGACAGACATCGCGGCCAGGTCTGCCGGGTCGAGGTCCGCCATTTCCTGCGGGGTCAGCGTTGGTGTGGAGATGCGGGGGATCACGGTCATCATAGAGGCCACGTCCATCTCCATCACCGCCTGCAGTCGCGTACCGCGCAGCGCGCCGGATTGCGGCTTACGCAGCACAATTTCCGTAATCGTGGTATCACCGCGCTTAATCGGGCTATCCAGTTTCACCGTTGCTTCTGTTTTCTCACTCATGCTCTTTTCCTGTTATGGGTTGGCTGGCGCGACCTCGCGCGCCAGAAAAAAATTACAGACCAATGGCGTTACGGTGTTCTTCCATCAGGTCAACACCATCAACAACTTCAATCATGTTGATCGCATCGACCTCATAGAGCACTTCACCGTTAATGGTCAGCTTCGCGTAACAGTTAACGCTGCTGACTTTGGTGGAATTGCTCTCGCCGGTTTTCCACTCGCCGGAATCCACCTCTTTGTGGCGCCCACGGACGACCAGCTCAACGGCCTGCACTTCGCCGGTGTCGTCGCGCTGAATAGACCCGGTAAAGCGCAGCTGCACGCCGTCCACCGTGGCTTTGCCCATCTGTTTAAACAGCAGCGCCTCAGTGCCGCCGATGGTCATTTCCGTATCCAGCGCGCCATCATCCAGCCCCAGATCAATACCGACTGAACCGGGCATACCGCCGCCGCGATAGTTTTCCAGCTTGCGGGTGAATTTCGGCAGGGTGACGGATTCAGCAATGCCCATCCAGTTGTTACCGGCGTTAAAAATATTCAGGTGTTTTAACTTGCGTGGTAAGGCCATGGGTCCCCCTTATGCGCTTACGCGGGTGGTGAAATCCACCAGGTAACGGTCAGTGATGCGCTGGCGCAGCATCAGGTTTTCCAGTGGCGGCACTGGCGTATAGTCGTAGTCGATCCAGAGTTTCCCGGATTTCAGCGTGTCTTTGTCATTCACACTGTCATCAATCCAGCAATCACCGCCGATGAGGTAGCCCTGATTTACCAGGCTGCGCATTTTGGCGCGGATACCTTCGATAATGTCGCGAGCCAGCGAAGGATTAAGCGGCTGGTCCACCGCCCACATATGCGCCTCCGCCATGGTGTCTGCCAGCACCTGCGCGGTACGGGTGTAGTTTTCAAACTGGAATAACGGGTCATCGCTGAGGCATCGGGAACCCCAGAAGCGGAAACCATCCTTGCGGATCAAGGTGGTGACGTCGTTCTGGTTCAGCAGTCCGGCATCGGTTGCCGGGTCCTGCAGATCCCAGAACACATCCGCAGACAAGCCGGTTACGCCGTTGACGCCCACGTTAGAAAGGGTTTTGTGCCAGCCGGTCTGCTCGTCGATTTTTGCACGCAGACCCAGCGCGCGGGCAGTGGCGTAAGCAGTCGCATCTGCCTGCAGCACCGTGTCAAAGTTGATGAAATCAGGCCAGATCAGCATCCCTTCTCGCTGACTGAAATTTTCGCGGTAGGCAATCGCTTCTTCCACGGTTTTACAACCGTAGGCAGACAGATACGCAAAGCCGCGCAGGCTCTGCGCCACACTTAACAGTTCAGTGGAAACAGCCTGCGTGTCATGACCAGGCACACCAAGAATGCGAGGCTTCACACCCAGCTGCGACTGCGCCGAAAGCAGCGCTTTGATGCCCGTTTTCTTACCGTCAGCGGTTACGCCGCCGATAATATTGGAGGTGGTTTCCGCTTCGGTTTCGCCCTGGGCAACACGCACCACTACGGTGACGGGTTTTGCCTGGTCTGCGATGGCGTCCAGTGAGCGGGCCAGCGTGCCGGACTCGCCCGCTTTGCCGCTGGCGGTCAGTACATCGGTAAGCAGAACCGGCTTATTGAGCGGGAACACGGAGGCATCGGCATCATCGCCGGTGCATACCATGCCCACAATCGCCGTGCTCACCGTCGTGATAGAGCGGGTGCCGTCGTTAACTTCAACAACACGCACGCCATGGTGATAGTCTTGCGCCATGAATGAATCTCCTGTTTAGGGGTTCACCCATGGTAGGGAAATCATTCACCGCAAGCCGTTGATGGCCGTTGTACCGTCAATGGCACAACCGCAGACAGAAAAAAGCCCCTTATCGGGGCAGACTGATACCGGGATTTATCAGGCAACGCGGCTCCAGCACATCAGCAGTGTGTGGGCTTCAACCACGCTGAACGATTTGCCCTCACCGAGGCTGGCTGTTTTGCCGCTGGTCGAGTGTTTGTGCGGCGGGATCGTGACGCCATGCTGATGGTCTTCTGCATAGTCGGTATAGTTCCACCCCGTATATTTCTGGTTATCCGTTCCGTGAGTGGTTTCCTGCCAGGTATCCCCCGGCGCCCCGTCACCTGCCCTGTGCCGGTGCCTTCCGTTGCCCGATGTCGTCAGCTCCTGCTGCCCCTGTTCGCTGGTTTCTCCGCTCACGTCAATCTGAACGGCGGGCAGGTTGGCCTGCTGAAGTGTGACGTTATCGCTGCCGCCGCTCTGCCCGACGTTCGAACCGTCAGCCTTTCCGACACGGATCGTTTTGTTTTCGCCGGTGTACACCCATTGGGACCACGGCCAGCGTTCATTGGGATTGAGTTTCTGGTTAAAAAAGCGGGTGGTTCCCACCGGGTTATCATCTTCCCAGAAATCTCGCTTTGCCGCCGTTATCGCATCGGCAATCACCTGCTGAATATCCGTATCCAGCTGGCCCGCAACCTGGTCGGCATAATCCTTTGCCTCATTTTTCGCGCGGTTTACCTCATCAACCGAAGCAAGAACAACCGTCGGGTCTGTCATCAGCTGGACATCGGCTGTACTGCTGACCGATATCCACATGTTAAGCGCCTGCAAACGGCCCGATCCTTCCTTGAGTAAGGGTTTATAGGATGGCGGCAGACTGGCGACGGCAAGACAAACTCCCTCGTTATCAAACAGCGCCGCCTCCCTTAACCAGAAACCACCGACCTGCGGCAACATAATCATTTCTGCCCTGATTACATTTGCAGCCTGATCCGCAACGACCACGCGATTAACTGGCGCTCGGTATAACTCATTAACCAGTCCCGATTCTGGATCAGGCGTGTGATTCTCCCCGCCGCCATCACCGACGCCCATTTGAGAAAAGTTCACCGGCTCTCCGGTGACTGCCGCGGCCGCAAGGCGATTTCGCCCGGCCTCCGTCAGCACAGAGTAAAATTGTCCGGCCATTCATCCCCCGGTCATTAATTCTGTTTCGATGCTGCACGCCGGATCAGCCCGGCGATGCTGCTTTTTATATCAGCTGAACAGACCATTCACAGCGGCCATTTCGTCAGCGATAACTTCCTGTGCAGTTTTCCCGGAAATCGTCAGGTCATCCATTCGCGCCCGGTAAAACAGACCGGCAAAAGCGCCGGTATCCGCCCGATCAGATCCCACACCGTTGTAGGTAATCACGGATGACGGGTAAGGCACCTTCGCTACAAAGACCCCCTCATAAACCAGTTCCCCATCGAGATATATCATCCCCTTTTGCTGTGTGCCGTCCCCGGACTCCACATAACGTACGCTCAGGCAATGCAGAGAACCGTCAGTCAATGCCCCCAGGCGATCAATAACGCTGTAATTGATGCCACGCACACTCACTGTCAGTGCTTTTACCACTCCCTCGGTAATGGTCGGGTAGACCTGTAGGAGCCTGTTTACCGTCGTGGCATAACTGGTTGCCGCGATGCCAATTATCGCGTTGCCAAACCCTTCATTACCGGCATTGGCAGGATCAATTTTCAGCCAGAACGTATGCATGTAATCCCGCATGGCGGCCGTCGGGATAAATGCCGCTGGCATCCTGAAATACTGACGCGAGGCCCTGGTAAAAATCACACCGCCGTGCGCGGCATCATAATTCAGGGATACCGATCCCACAGTCGCGGGGTCTTCAACCCAGCACAGGTTCTGTAATTCTTCCCCTGACGCAAGGTTTTTCCCACCGCCCGCCCATCCATGCTTAACATCAACCAGCCCCAGAGTCCCGGCGTTAATGGCGGGATCACGGTACATCTTTGCCCGGGTCTTAATGGAGAGTCCCATAAACTGTTCAGCTTTACCGGCCATTATTTCACCCATCCTTTCATTTTCATAAACTGATATACAAACCGGGCATTCACTTCTGCCCCGATATAGAGTGCGCCACTCATTAACACCTGTGACGGGTGCAATGTGTCATATTTCAGTGATGACGGTGTGGTGTCATCGGCGATATTTTTTACATCCGTTTCATTATCCGGGTTGAAATGATTTTTAAAGTTCTGGAGTAAATCCACTCCGTCAATTTCACAATAGTTACCCGGCCAGTAGTTTTTGAAAGCAGCATTAATGGCATGAATACGCTGCCATCCCTCTGTTCCTTTAATTTCATCCCCACGCGTAAACTGTGGGCAAATAACAAAGCGCTTTCCCTTTGGTTTCAGGCTGGCTACTATTTTTTGTGCATCCCGTAATACTTCCTGCCATGACGCCGTGTTATTCCTGCCAAATGTTAATATCTGGATAGCCTCATTATGCTGTTCGTATAACGTTCCCGCCGCAACAGAGTTTTTGACCGTGGATGTCGTCACGGGATAAACATAAAGTGGTGACAGATCACTGACTTCAACGGGCGCCCCCTCGCCATCACGAACAAAAATAGCCTGCGTTCCTGTCCAGTTAAAAACCCCGTCTACCCCAGCCAGACGGCATTTTATCCCTGACATGGTACCGTTTGATGCTGATGCCGCCGGACCGGGTAAATTGGGGATCAGATTTACTGAACCGCCTGACGGAATAATGCCGTTTACCGGGGCACATAAAAATGGCGATCCGCCTTGTCGCGCAGAGACAGCGGTACTGCGGATACCTGACTTCCCGAAATTGTACGCCGTTAATCCCGTTAGTTGATGAATCGTGCTCATGAAGACCGGATTTTCCATGAACGAATCACCCCACCCGCACAGAACATCACGGGAGATAAGCGGCCGGATAGTGTCATTTTCGTCCAGAAAAAAACGGCCTCCCGGCACAGTCATATCACGGTCAGACTGCCAGCTTATCAGTCCGCTTCCATCCACCACCGGCGCGTATTCGCTGGCTGTCCCGTCCGTAACCTGCACCTGTTCACCGGAGACTGTATCCAGTATAAAAATCTGGCTTTTCCCGTCTTTTACCTGAGCGTAAGGGATGCGTGAATCTCCCTTGTTTGCCAGTAGCAGATTCAGGTTTACGCCGTCCACAGTGATGGCATCAGCATTAATTTCATCAAAATGATGTGGAATAAGATGATGCTGCTTCCCGGCCAGAATATAAGAGAGAATATTTCCGTCTTTATCATATCTGATATCATCGTAAGCGGCCCACGCTTCCATTTCTCCGCCGGGACTGAAAAGATCAGGGTTGATTAACCGGCTGGCTCCGTCAAGAGTAAATGTTTTTGTGACCATATCGTCAGCTGCAACCGGGATAAAGAAAACCCGACGACCATCACGAATGCACTCAAGGATATTATTATCTTTATCTAATTTAATATCTTCATCTTTGACTGATGCAAATTCACCACCTTCCCGGAAAACATCAGGGTCTAAAAACCGACTCGCCTTTGCCAGACCGGTTAAGTTTTCGGCGAGGATGGCAGGAGGAATACCATTCGGATCTATCTTCACGCCGCTGATTTCCAGCTCTTCGCCGGTTAACTTTTCTGACCAGACCGGGACAAAAAACATCCTCACACCTTCCCGCAGGCACTCGGTCATGTTTTTCTCCTTGTCTACTTTAATATCTTCATCTTTGACCCTTTCATATTCGGTCCCTTCAACCCCGGTTTCATAGAAACGTGAAGTATTATTCAGCGGGGTGATATTTTTAACTGACTGTGCAACGGCATCCACGGCCGCTTTGCCTACTGTCTCGGATAAAGGGGTAGGTGTACCGTTATCATTTCGATAAAGCACCTCGCGCCCGCCGTCATCATGAAATACCACGCGGAAAGTCTGACCGGTAAAGGTCGCGCTAATGCCTGTTACCGTTCCGTCAGGGTCGTTTTCCGTCGGAAAAATCGTCACCGTAAAAGACTGACCGTCGAGTATTTTTTTACCCGTTGCGACGGCCTGACCGCCTGCATTTGTGAACTCCTCCGCCCACACCCGGGCATCTTCCGACCTGACGGAAAAAAGCGCCCCCTCAGGGATGCGCCCCTGGACAATCGCGGCCTGCGCTTCTGCCTCAGAAGTAAAGGGGAGTTCGCCTGATTTAATCAGGGCGTTGTAAGCCTCCAGCTCCCCCTTCAGGTACGCTGTCCGGTTCGCCAGTTTACTGGTCTGGATATTAACCAGCCCCGCTTTTCCCCCTTCAACCTTATCCAGCCGGGCAATTAAAGGAATGTCAGTTTCCCATAGTGAAGTTTCATTAATCGTTGGCATAGTTAATTCCCGGAATAGTGATAATTGCCGTCATAATTCGCGAATTCATCGTAAAAAATACTGTCATCAGGCTGATAACCTTGTGGATATACAGTAATAACCTCTCCATCCGTTATTGCTGCGCCAATAAACGCGATACCATTTACGCGGGTTGATAACGTCAGCTGTGATATATGACGACTGACCGGCTTTGCATCGCCAATAATCCGCTCAAGCTCAGTAATCATCGGCTCCGTGATACCGATTTCATTCAGATCGATTTCAAGCCGAAACGTCCCTGCCGGGTCGGCTACTTTCCACCACTCCTCAAGAGTCATTGAGTAACCCAGCCCCTCGATCACCCGCTTGACTGCCGCCACCGTTCCTTTGCGCTGATGGATCCAGAACGCATCGCTGACCGCCTGCCGCTTAGCGGTTTCTGTCCAGGTTTCCTCCCATCGGTCAACGGAGAAAGCCCAGGCCAGATACGGCAGAAACTTTGCCGGGCATTTCCACGGGTTCCACAGGTCACGCAGTGGTACGTTTAAATCACTGATACCTGAACAGGCTTGCGCCAGCCTGCGCTCCAGCGCAGACGACCCCGGCGGTAACAGACTGCTAGTCATCAGAACCACCAATTTCTGCTTTAAAATCGGTGCAATATGACGCCTGCGTTTTATCTAACACCATGTCCGCCAGGGGCTTCATCAGCTCAACGCGCTGGACGCCCTGAACATGCAGAGCGGCATAGATCGCAGACAACCGCACGTCACGCCCCAGGCGACGCTGCTCGTTGATATATGCCGTACCCTGCGCTTTCGCGGCCGCCAGGATGGGTTCCTTTGCCGGGCCGGGATAGACATAAAGAACCGCATCAATTTCATAGGGGACAATCTCAGCAGATCGGACACTCACCCGATCCGCCACCGGCCGTACAGCCTCATCATTCAGGGCCTCACCGACGACCTGCAGTAAGTCTTCCGGCGCAGTACCATCGCCGTCACGGGCCAGAATAGTCACCACGACTTCCGCCGGTGACGGGCTGAACGCTGACGCATCCGCCACCCGACCATCCGAGCTAAGCGCGTGATATTCATAAGCACCGACTGGACCGGCAACGCTCATCCCCTCAAAGGCTGCCGGGATGCGCTGGCGATAATCCGCGTCAGATTCCATAACTGCCTCCGAGGGCGGCGTTGTGGTGTCATCTGCAGCTGTAATCACCCGGCGCTGTACGTTGTTATTCGCGCCTAAATTGTCCAGGTCATCCCCGCCGGAATAGGCCACCATCACGGCTTTCGCCGCCTCGTTAATCCGCTGGCGCAGCAGCAGCTCCCGGTACACATTTTCCTGCAGCATTTTCACCACCGGCTCAGATTCAAGCGTTAAGGTGCGGGCCACGGCCTCCTGTTCTTCTGCCGGAAATAACGCGACAAATTCAGCCTTGCGCTCAGTCAGCAGGGTTTCAAAATCCGGCACATCCACAATTTGCGGCGGCGGCAGCTGGGAAAGGTCAATAACGGCCATTGTCTGCTCCTGTCGATACGGAAAGGGACACGGGCACGCCGTCATTACGCTGGCCTGCCAGCTCAATAACCATTGCGCCATCCATGCTGCTGCTGTTAACCGTGATAGTGTCCAGCTGCAGCCGCGGCTCCCAGCGCCGCAACGCCACATACACCGCAGCCATGATCTGCAGGCGCAGCGCCGGGTTTTGCGGCTGGTCAATGAGCGCTGAAAGCAGGGAACCATACTCCCGGCGCGCAAGCCGGCTCCCTTGCGGGGTCAGCAAAATGTCACGCACCGACTGGCGCAGGTGGTCAGTTTCCGTTATGGCTCTGCCGGTATCGCGGCTCATCCCGATATAGAGCGTCAAAATGGATCTCCCGTCGTTCCGCCACTGTCGCCAGGGTGTTTATGCTTGTCAGCAACGACGCCGTTTGACGTCATCGCGCCGCCGCCGTGGGTCACATCGCCGTTCAGGATCACGTTGCTGTTAATACGGGTTGTGTCAGCCTCGATCACAAACTCACCGGTTTTGCAGGAGACAACCTGCGAAGACTCAATCAGCACGCTTTTCACGCCGCGAATAATCCAGCGCCCGGTGGCGGGGTCGTATTCGAACCAGCCGCCATCCTCGTATGCGGTCACGTCCGCACTTTCAGAGTCTGACGGCGGCGGGCAGGCGTTGGAGTAGATGGCCGGAAGCGCAAAAGCCGTCTCCAGATTGCCGCCCAGGCTGAACAGCACAACCTGCTCACCCGGCGACGGACACCACCAGGTGCGGGATTTACCTGCACGGTAGGTCAGCCAGTTAATCCAGTTGGTCTCGAGGTCGCCCGTTTTCACCCGGCACAGCCAGCCGTCCCGGTCCACTTCGGTCACGATGCCGGTGCGGATCAGATTGGTGATAAGGCGCATGATTTCGGTTAATTGCGTGTTCATAGAGCAAAATTAACGGTCTTTGCAAGCGTGTGCGAGTAGATAGGCATGTTAGATTCATGGCACAATACGCGAATTACGTTTAAGGGGCTAAAATGAAAGAAAACTTGAATCTTCTTATAAAAAAATTAATAGGAAAGGTATTTCCTGAATTTAGCAATAAGGTCACTTGGTCTTTAATTACGGTCGGATTCGGTATTCTTGCGCTACCAGCCCCCACATACTTATTATTTATAAACCTCATAATTGACTTCTATAATAAAACAACCAATTCAGACATCAACCTTATTAAGATTGATGCCATTGCACCAAGCAATGGGATTGCTTTAACTTTAATTTTATCTGGACTAATCTATCATCTAGCTATAAAAGGCATCCAATTATACCCAGAAATCCTAAAAGAAAATAATGAAAAAGAAACTCAAGAAAGAAAAAGACTTTCTGATATTAATCTTTATGAAAAATTTATTGAAATATTACCTCCAACATCGCTATCAATTGAGCTATTAAAAAACCATGACTTCGGGAACTCCTATCATAACAACGCAGTAAAAGACTTTGATAAACTGGAATATAGTTGGAATCTTGCAACTCAACATTTTCACGACCAAGAGATCGAAAGAAAATCAGCGCATCTTTACAGTGAAATAATAAAATTTAATTATTTCATCGCGTGTAAGTCGCACTATATAAATGGAAACATTTTAAGTATGCTTACTGAGATAGATCGAGCAAGGGATATGGAATGGCTACCTCAAACAGAAGAAAATGTTCAAAAAGCCAATGAATGGGGATCAACTATTCATCAACTTTACATTGATTTCATATCTACATGTAAGAATAAATTAGCTATATAAGGGATTGAGTTATATAGACAGCGTTGATCAGGACAACCAGCGCAAAAAGGTATCGCGCGTAATGTCCTCCACTTCGTCATTGATGCCGAGTAACCGACGCTGCGAATACTGAACCTCCGGGCCTCTGCGGCTCACACGATCACGCAGGCCATAGTGATGAACGCGGGCAATGCGCTGCACTCTGCCCTCAAATTCGACACTGGCAGAGTCCCGGCTGGCGATGGCTTTCAGGTATTTTGTGGTGCGGAGTTTTGCAAACATCTGCCGACGGATGCGCCCCTTCTTCGTGCGGGCCGTCACGCGGCGCGGCTCGTATGCGGTCCCGTCCGGGTTACGTTGCATTCGGATTTTTTTCTGCTGGCTGCGGCGCAGCTGCTGCGCCAGCTCCCTCATCATGCGCTTACGTGCGGCAGGCTCCAGCTCCGCCAGCAGCGCATCTAACCAGGCGTCAACTTCCTGGAGCTCAGCCATGGCGCACCGCCCACATTTCATCCGGCTCGTCCGGTTCCGGCACCGCTTCGACGCTGGACACGTCACCGTCCGCACTGACGACCACGCGCTCTGTCAGTTGCAGATTCAGGCTGATATCACAAATATCATTGCGCAAGATATCAACCTCAAACGTAAACAGTTTTTCGCGCAGCTCCGGGTTATGGATAGCATCGGGCTGATTCTCCATCAGCCAGGCCAGCACGGGAGCCATCAGTAACCCCTGATCGCCGCTGAAATCCACAATCACCACATTCAGGGTGTAACGATATTCCCAGGAAAGTGACGCTGCCCCGGTTGCCACCACCGTTCCGTTATCCACGAATAAATGCAGCTTGTCCGGGTTATCGCGGACATATGGCACCGCGCTATTCAGGGCGCGGCGTAAGGATTGAGGCTTGTTCACTGTTTCGCTCCTGACAGGAAATTATCGTGTCCACTTTGTCAGCGCAGACCGCCCAGGCCGCCTCTGCTTCATCCAGCGCGGTCAGCAGATCACCGTTAGTGCGTGCCGCCGACTTTTCCAGGCGGCACTGCGTCACCCTGGGACAACCATTCACGGTAAGCTGCACCTCCGGCGAGGGCCGGACGTTCGCGCATCCTGATAATGTCAGGAGGCAAAGGAGTACCAGCCCAGCGGCGTAAATCCTCGTTTTCACGTTTTAGCTCCTCAATCCGGCGCTGACGGCTTCGCAGCAGCGCGTTTGTACTTTCTGCCGCCGCGTAAAGGCGCGTCTGCTCCCGGTTGTTGGTTTCGGACAGGATGGACAGGGCGATCAGCTGGCTGTTCGATTTTGCCAGTTTGTCGCCAGCCGTTTTCAGGTCCCCGCCTTGCTGATCGATGGTGTGGCTGGCCTCATTCAGTCGCCATGACTGCCACCCCAGCGCCGCCAGTACGAGCGCCAGAATTACCGCCAGCGCGCGCGTCATACCGTCACCGGCTCCGCATCAACAACCTGCGCACGCAGAACCTTAAGCGCGACCAGCGTCAGCAGATAAAATGCGAGGGTGACAACGTGGCCCGTAAAGGCGAGGAAAATCACAAGCAGTGAACGCCTGGCCCATCTGATCGCCTGGTTTCCTGGCGTACTGAAAAAGCGGGTCAGCGCCTGCGTTGCCTCTTCCCGATGAATTCCACCCGCATACCACCCAGCCAGGCAAAGCAGTACCGCCACCCAGACCAGCAAACAGGCGACCCAGGTCAATGCGGTGACCAGCGCCGAGGCCATGCCGTTTGGGACAAAGAGACTAAAAATCATCAACGCCGCGTACAGCACAGAAAGCAACCCACTGATAAATTTCTTCTTCATTTCGTTATGCTCCTTTTAAGCACCAGGAAAGCTCCCGCGCGCGGCGGTTGTCCAGCCCCGGATTAAATACGCCTTTGACGTATACCCAGCGCGGCAACTGATAGCAGGCATCGCGCCAGCGCTTCTGATTGATAAACTTCACCATGGTTGAACCACAGGCATTGCCGGTTCCCACGTTGAAGGCCAGCGATACCAGCGCGTCATAGACGTTCTGCGGTACGCTCACCAGGACACAGCGATCCAGCGCCTTCTCCACCCTTAAAACGTTGGTGATGAAACTTCCGGCGGCCTGCCGTTCCGTGATGGTCTTCCCCGGCACCACGCCGGACGTATTGCCAATGCCATCGGTCCACACCCCCGCATCACACTGATACGGCTGCAGGCGGCAGCCCTCGTAATCGGCTATCAGCTTCAACCCTTCCACTGAGGTATGAAGTTGCTGAAAGCCCGGCAGGGTGGCGGCAATCGCCAACACCGCCCCTACCAGGCAGCGTTTAACGGTTGAAGGATTCATATTCCCCCTGTGTAATTTTCCCGCCGCGCAGCAACTGGTAGGTTTTGTGTTTGTAGTACCAGTTGATGGCCACCATCAGCACGCCAATCAACACACCGCTCACTGTCGACACATCCTTAAGCGATAAATCTCCCATCCATGCCAGCAGTACAGCGATGCAGTACGTGATGAAGGCGCTGATCCGTTCAAGCGTCATATTTCAGTCCCATAACTGGACGGTCTGCACCGTGGAAGTGGTGGCAATATCCGGCAGATCCACCTGCAGCCCGTGTGGTAAGAACGGGCCGTGCTCAGCCAGCCCCGGATTTGCCTGCAATACCTGCTCCGTGACGCCCTGCGTGCGTCCGTAATGACGCCAGCAAAGCGCGTCCACCGTGTCACCCTGGTACGCACGCACTTTCATCAGATCAGCTCCACCGTACAGTGAGGCGCATCCTGCACCCGGCTAATTGCCCAGCGAGCATCACGCCACAGATCGCCGCTGGCCTCCGCCAGCTCATCCCCCCTTTTCACACCGGAGGCCGTGGCGTCATAGTCCTGGTAACGCTCATTCACCTGCGCACGTGCCCAGCAATAAACGGCGTTGTGGTAGTGGTGAATACGTTCGCTTTTACCGTCCAGCAAGTCCGCCGGTACATCAGCCAGCGTCATAAATCCCAGCGCCTGCTGGCGTTTGCGGAAGTCGTACAGCTCCGCATTGACCTCTGACATCGCAGACCGGATGAGTTGTCCGAGACGGGGTGACGTCACCGTGCCATCCGTCCGCATCACGCTGCGAAACTCTGATAAATCAACATCGGGCCAGAACGGCGTATTTTTGATAATTTCCGCCTGTTCCGGCGCCTGCTCAGGCGCAACAAACTTCATGCGGGCTTTCTCCTGAAATAGTGGGCGGTGGACGGGGTCTTGATGTGGCAAAAGCCTTGCGCCACCCCGTGCCGCCCGTGCGCGGGGCACGTTCCGTTAACGGCTGTCATTGCGCAATCTGCGCTCCAGCTGCTGTTTTTCTTTTTTGACGCCACAGCGTGGATCAAGCTGCAGCGCATGATTGATGTGATTCAGGGCGGAGGCCGGGCTGGTTTCGGTCAGTACAGCGCCAATCGCTTTATGCAGGCGTGCCCGTGACTGGTCTGGCATATCCTGGCCGTCTGTCAGCTCCAGTGTCTGCAGTAACAACCCGGCATCGAAAGATTCACCTGCCAGCAGGGCGGCCTGCGCAGCGTCTGCCATTTCCTCTGCCAGCACTGTCTGGACGTTACGGTTTCCGATGGGCATCACCCATCCGTGCCGCAGCGCATGACGCCCTGCATCGAGCGCACCGGCATAATCACCGGCATCGATACGCCAGAGCATTACAAACATCACCACGTCATCCTGCCGGGCACCATCAGCAGCCAGCACCCCCTCCACCCAGGCGGAATAACGGGGCAGCAGTTCCACTTTGATTTGGGCTTTCTTCACAGTGGACTGGATACCTTTCAGGCGGCGGCGATCCTCCGCCAGCTGCATCAGCATCAGGTCATACCCCGTCGCGTGGCGAACATTGCCGCCCTGCCGGGCGGCCTGTTCAGCCTGGACGCGCAGGCGGTGCTGCCGTGCGGGACTCAGGCTCATGCGTTATGCCCCCTCGCCTTCCGGTACAGCTGGCGCGCTGAAATCCCCCATCTGGATGTTTTCGACCAGCGCCGCGCAGCGGTAATCCTCAACCACATACGCTTCATTGACGGACTCGAAATTCTCGATCCGGTCACGTTTCGGGTTATCGATAACAGAACGACGGCGGGTATCTTCCTGCCAGTAAATGGACAGGTTATCCAGGCGGGTGATCAGCAGTGCATTCGCAGGGAAATACGGCGCGCGTACAGCCTGCAGGCCACCCATGCGTTTCTGGCTGATGATCAGATCAGCGGCCAGCTTCTCCGTGTTCTCCTGGTCTTTGTTAACCAGCGGGAAATACTTGTCAGACAGCAGCTCACGGCCACAGACCACCACCAGATCATCATCATCCTGATATACCGGGTCGATCAGCTCGTTGACCGCATCCATCACCACGGCATCCAGGTTGGCATAATCGCCACCCTTACCAACCTTCACGGCGCCTTTGGTGGTCACGCCGTCTTTGGTTTCGCTGCCCATGACATGATCCGGCGCATCTTCGCGGATTTTTTGCAGCCAGCCCTTATTTACGTCCTGCAGCATCGGGTTGGCGTCGCGGTCAGAGGTTTTGGCACGCTTCACGCCGTTGAACCCGATCATGATGCGGTCCAGAGCCTGGCGCTTCACGATGGCGTTACGGATCCGCACCTGGAAATCCTGGAACTTTGCCCACAGGTCAAGCTTTGCGTAGGTCAGCACCGTATCAAAGTTGGTCTGTTCGCATTTGTATTCCACGTCTTCCATCAGCGTCGGGTCAGTTGGTTCGCGCTCTTTGGCGGTGGTATCCGTGGTACCGGCAATCGTGCTACCGACACCCAGACCCAGCAGCTGGCCTGACTGCTCATCCACCGGGGTGATGTTAATCAGCGTCAGAAATGCAGCGGACTGCTGGATCTGGTCTTCCAGCGTCTGCTGTACCGACGGCTCAACGGTGAATTTGCTGGAAAGTTCTTCCACTTCCACATTGTTCAGGCGTGCCAGCTGCTGCAGGTAGGCGTTAAAGGCAAAACGGGTTTTCTTTTTCATTGGTTCTTATGCTCCATCAGCAATTGGTCAGTGTGCCTGCCGGTGCGTCTCCGCCCGGCGCGCGCTGGCGATAATCTTTGCGGCTGTCTTCCTGGCTCAGCCGCTGCTCCAGTTCAGCAAAAGCGGTCTGCTGTTCCTGCAGGGAGGCTTCCAGCTCAGCAATGCGCGCATCCTGCGCAGACAGGGAGTGATCAGTGCGTTCGCTCAGGTTTTGCTGTTCAGTTGCAATCAGCTCTACCGCGCGATGTACGTCAGAAAAACGCGCTTCATCGTTCTGTTCTTTTTTGGTGAACATCGCGGCAACGCGGGCAAAGAGGGAGGGTTTATCGTCCTGGACTTCTTCCCACTCGATCAGCGTTTCTTCGGCGGCGGTAAAGAGGTTTTCAGGGTTTTGCTTGCGGCCTGCCAGGGGGTTACTTCTGGCGCTGGCGCTAAACTGCAGCATTTCAGTACCGAGGCTTGCGGGATCATCCGTCGCCGCCAGGCCAACCAGGTAGGCTTTACCGGTATCGGCAAAACTGGTATTGACTTCCATCGAGGTAAACAGCTTTTGCAGATTACGGGTATACGCCACCAGGTCCTCTGACGGGGTGATCCACGCATACAGGGCCATTTTCCCTTTCAGCGGGCCGTCTGCAATCTCCTCTGCCTCCAGCTTATCCACGGTCCCGAAACGGCGGAAAGGGCTGTCAGGGGTGTAACCCTTGATGTGCTCCAGATTAATCAACGCGGTATACACCTGCGGGTCATAGCTCGCCGCCATCTGTTCCAGCCAGGCACGCTCAATATTGCGCCCGTCTGTCGTTGCCCCTTCCACACCGATGCGGAAGCGCTTTGCTTTTACAGCCATGTGACCGACTCCATCAAATAACTCTGTGAGGCCTTATGGTTGCTGCGATGGAGGGGGTGAAACAACGCGCGGACCTTGTGCGGTAAACCATACAAAGGCCAGCCGGGGAAAGGCGCCAGGCAAGGCCGTATGTTTGTGCCATGGAAACGATGACCCCCGCAGACCTCGATCCCCGCAGGCAGGCATTACTGCTGTATTTTCAGGGATACCGCGTAGCCCGCATTGCTGAAATGCTGGGCGAAAAAGTTGCAACCGTTCACAGCTGGAAAAAGCGCGACAAGTGGGGCGAATACGGCCCACTCGATCAGATGCAGCTCACCACTGCCGCCCGCTATTGCCAGCTCATCATGAAGGAGCACAAGGAAGGGAAAGACTTTAAAGAAATAGACCTGCTGGCGCGCCAGTCCGAGCGCCACGCCCGCATCGGTAAATTTAACAACGGCGGTAATGAGGCGGACCTTAACCCCAACGTGCAAAACCGCAACCGCGGCCCCCGCAAACAACCTGAAAAAAACCAGTTCAGCGACGAACAGATCGAAAAGCTGGAAGACATTTTCCGCAACGGAATGTTTGAATATCAGCGCCACTGGTGGGAAGCAGGAATTAAGCACCGCATCCGCAACGTGCTTAAATCGCGCCAGATCGGCGCTACGTATTATTTCGCGCGTGAAGCGCTGATGGACGCCCTTATGACAGGGCGAAACCAGATTTTCCTGTCAGCCAGTAAAGCCCAGGCACATGTTTTTAAGCAGTACATCATCGAGTTTGCCAAAGAAGTCGACGTGGAATTAAAAGGCGATCCCATGGTGCTGCCAAACGGCGCCACGCTGTATTTTCTCGGGACCAACGCCCGTACCGCGCAGAGCTACCACGGCAACCTGTATCTTGATGAGTATTTCTGGATCCCGAAATTTCAGGAGCTACGTAAAGTCGCCTCCGGCATGGCGCTGCACAAGAAATGGCGCCAGACCTATTTCTCCACGCCTTCCAGCCTGACGCACAGCGCTTACCCGTTCTGGTCCGGCGCCCTGTTCAATCGCGGGCGGGCAAAAGCTGATCGCGTTGATATCGACCTGACCCACTCAGCCCTTGCTGCCGGTCTGCTTTGCGCTGATGGTCAGTTCAGACAGATCGTGACGGTGGAGGACGCCGTGCGCGGTGGCTGCAACCTGTTCGACCTCGACCAGCTGCGCCTGGAGTACAGCCCCGACGAGTACCAGAACCTGCTGATGTGTGAATTCATCGACGATCTCGCCTCCGTTTTCCCCCTCGCTGACCTGCAGGCCTGCATGGTGGACAGCTGGGAAGTCTGGGAAGACTTTCAGGCGCTGGCCCTGCGTCCGTTCGGCTGGCGCGAAGTCTGGATCGGCTATGACCCGGCGAAAGGTACCCAGAACGGTGACAGCGCTGGCTGCGTAGTCATTGCCCCGCCGACGGTGCCCGGCGGTAAGTTCCGCATCCTTGAGCGTCATCAGTGGCGCGGAATGGACTTCCGCGCCCAGGCAGAGGCCATCCGCAAACTGACTCAGCAGTATAACGTGACCTACATCGGCATTGACTCCACCGGCGTCGGTCACGGTGTTTATGAAAACGTAAAAGGCTTTTTCCCTGCCGTGCGGGAGTTTGTCTATAACCCCAACGTCAAAAACGCCCTGGTGCTCAAGGCATACGACATTATCAGCCACCGCCGTCTGGAGTTTGACGCCGGGCATACCGACATTGCGCAGTCATTTATGGCTATCCGCCGCGCCACCACCGCCAGCGGAAACCGCCCTACCTACGAAGCCAGCCGCAGCGAAGAAGCCAGCCACGCCGATTTGGCCTGGGCAACGATGCACGCACTGTTTAACGAACCGCTGCAGGGCGAAGCCGCCAATACCAGCAACATTGTGGAGATTTTTTAATGACTGAGAATACCGCACAGGATGTGATGCCACCTGATGTACAACCCAATGATGCAGCGACTACCCAGGCGTTCAGCTTTGGCGATCCCATTCCGGTACTGGACCGCCGCGAACTTCTGGACTACGTAGAATGTGTGCAAATGAACCGCTGGTATGAGCCGCCGGTGAGTTTTGACGGGCTGGCGCGGACCTATCGCGCCGCTGTACATCACAGCTCGCCGATTGCCGTTAAGCGTGACATTCTCAGCAGTACCTACATCCCCCACCGCCTGCTCAGCCAGCAGGCTTTTGCCCGTTTCGTCCAGGATTATCTTGTGTTCGGTAACGCCTATCTGGAGAAACGGACGAACAGGCTGGGCGGCGTCCTGTCACTGGAGCCATCACTGGCGAAGTACACCCGGCGCGGGATTGACCTTGATACTTACTGGTTCGTGCAGTACGGCATGACCACCCAGCCTTATGAGTTCACCAAAGGTAGCATCTTTCACCTGATGGAGCCGGACATTAACCAGGAAATCTACGGGCTTCCCGGCTACCTCTCAGCGATCCCTTCAACACTGCTCAACGAGTCGGCTACGCTGTTTCGCCGTAAGTATTACATCAACGGCAGTCACGCCGGTTTCATCATGTACATGACAGACGCAGCACAGAATCAGGAGGACGTGAACAACATCCGCCAGGCCATGAAAAGCGCCAAAGGGCCGGGCAACTTCCGCAACCTGTTTATGTATTCGCCCAACGGTAAAAAGGACGGCATCCAGATCATCCCACTGTCAGAAGTAGCGGCAAAGGATGAGTTTCTGAATATCAAAAACGTGAGCCGTGATGACATGATGGCTGCGCACCGCGTCCCCCCGCAGATGATGGGCATCATTCCCAACAATACCGGCGGGTTCGGTGACGTGGAAAAGGCCAGCCGCGTCTTTGTCCGCAATGAATTAATTCCTCTCCAGAAGAGACTGCAGGAACTGAATGAATGGCTAGATGATGAAGTCATAACCTTTGAAAGGTATAGTCTCGATTAAACTAAAGTAATGGCTGGCGAAGGGCCAGCCATTAAATGTTAATCTTGTTCAGGCTCATAATGTGGTTCAATACTGCCAAAATCAACATACTTGATAACCGACGTTAATTCTACATCCTCAGCGTCCATATTATCATAATCCCTCTCGAAATCATTAAATATGGTAAATATCACACTGGTAGTATCATTAACTTCTGTAGACTCCGTTGTAGCAGCCAAGTAAACATTATCTTTATCTATGGAATCGTAATGATAAAAATTAAAATCACACTCGGCATCATATGTTACTGTGGCTTTAATCTCAAAAGTCGCATAATCTTGACTAACATCTATAACATTAATAAAAGGTTCAAATTCAACGTCTGATACATGACAATAGTTAGCCTCCGGCTCAAAACTAAGGTAGGAATCAGCCTCTGCCATAAAACTCACATCATCATAACGGCTAATAACTGCACTTTTAATAGAGTCCAATAGGGCATTGGATTTTCCTGCCTCTATATCGAACATTAAACGCTGAGCAAACTCATATGGGGCTGTTTTAGGTTGAAAATGCGTTAATGCTTCGCCTAAATCCTGAATGCAGGTTACATAATCTGAGCCACCACAGTATTCAATCCATCCTTGATCCCTTGAAATTGCTATAATTTTTTTATCAAATTTTTTAGCATAAGCCTCAATTGCAAATAAAACTGTAGCGTCTGGAAACTCCTCCTTCCTTTTCTTTCTATCAGCGAAGGGCGGAGTTAAATTAAAATATGCCTCAAATACTTCATCAAGTGTTGTTAAGTCACTACACTTAAATTCGACCGCACCGCAATTTGTCAAATACTCTTCTATAATCGAAGATGCCAACGCATCAGAACTGACCATTTTAATAGCACTATCGTAAACAGGATCTGTTTCTTTTGCTGTTAGCAAAGAATGTGCAAGTGCATCTTTAAGAGATTTATCCAATGCGTCTTGTGATTCTTTAATTTTTTTTGATAGATGACTTTGCACTTCATTTTTCACGATGTCAGGCATAAGAAAGTCTACTTGACTATGACAAAACTGCTTCATTCGTGAAAGCATACCTTCGTTAAAACGCCAGTGATAATTATCAATAGTTTGTGTATCTAAAACTATAGCATCGTATGTCACAAGCTCGCTCCTTCTTCTTTAGTGCATAACAGTGTGTTCTACAAAATCATCTAAGATGAAAGTTGTAAACCTAACTGTTTATGCCTGCAAGTTTTCTTTTTTTCCTCTCAGCGCGCGCTCGTATCCCCGCCACGCCTGCCCGCTTTGTGTAGTGGTTTTCATGCACCTGCATGAGATATGAAAAAGCCCGCCTGAACTGGCGGGCCGGAGCTAAAACGATCCTCAAACGATCATGCAAATTCATGCAGCATAGTCATGCACTACCCTGCTCTGCGTCGCCAGCAGTCTTTCTCCTGCGTGTGGATGGCTTTTTACCACCCAACTTGCGGCAGTCTTTCCGGTCACGCGCTTCGTTTTCTTTAAATTTGTTATACGTTTCAGTATCAAAAAACGAGATGGTTTCAACTTCGTCTTTAGGGATCAGCACACGGAAATCCTGGATATTCAGGCGCGACATCCCACTGATAACACCGCTTTCAAGATAGTGCTGATGATAGTTTGTCGTGATATTTATCGTTAGGTCGTCTTTATCACGATATCCGCTCAGCAAGGGGAGAATTTCAAGGTGTTCCGACAATCCATTTTCCAACGCAGGGCAAGTCACCAGCCCTACATAGATTTTGCGTGATGAAAGTGTAGCAATGATAGGAAACTGGCGAGCTGATGCTTCCATGAGCAGCGATTCAAAAGCATTGTTTCCCACTGCCTTTGCCAGTGCATCCCAACGGCGATCCCCCTTTGAAGTACGGCGTTTGTTTAGCCAACCGAACAGTGCCGCCAGAACTATTGAAATCACAACCCACGCGATTTGCTTAATTTCATTGATGCGCTGCGGTTTATCGGTTGTGGTGGATAACATCCCGTTAAAGCTGTCTGGAGTCAGATTCAGCGCATTAGAAAACCAGCGAAACCCACCGCTGATGTTAAGAGCGAAGGTAAGGAAGCCGCCAGCGAGGAAAAAGACAATTCCCCATGCAGCCACAAAAAAATAAGCGTCCCAGCCATTGGAACGCTTATATCTATAACGTGTTGAAAGTGATAGGTTTACATATATAAAACCACTAACCAAAATCACTGCTAAAAGTAATGTTGCCATTATCGGGTTCTGTAATAATATTTTGCTTTAACAGTGCTCGTTTTGATGCCTTCAAGCTTATCCATCTGATCTCGGATGGCTTTCATAGCTTCTTCGTTGGACAAATCTACGGACACAAAACCATCTTTACTCAGATTGAGCTTGTCCTGGTTCTCTTTCAGAACCCGTGCCAAACGTTCAACTGGATTACCCAGCTTCAATGCGGCGATACTTGACATAACCCCTCCTTCTTATACGGCGCGGAAGTGTACACTTCGTCACCAGCAACCACAACAGCAAATTCCTTATAACTAAGACAACCGTTTTAACTGTTGGTTGCGTTACTTAACTTAAGTTCATTGCCCCTAATCGCGCAAGATGTTTCTGCCTTAAACCACTGCATTTAGCATATATAGTGCCTCTTATGAGAAGCAGGCACTAACAAAGGCAATTTCTAACGCCTCGCACGGCTCGTTGTTCAACCTTCCGGACGGTAAAAGCCAGTTTTATCGTCCGCAAGGTTCGCTAATGCAGCCAGCTGTCGTCTTCCCAGATCTGCTGCATAATTTCCATTACCCGCTGCTTATCCTCATCAAGTTTAAGCCGGTCAACTCGATACCGTTGGCACTGCCTTTGCAAATGCGGATCGCCGTCTTGGGATACAAAGGGGTCAGGTTGCGGTAAAGCTCGGTTTCGAGTGCTTCCAGTGTCGCCTGGCTAATTTTCTGCTCTTTATCAATCATTATTTCGACACGCATGGAGATCATCCCCCTAACTGGAAACATCCATTGACCGGCTGTACTCATGGCTACGGATTTTCGCCATTAATTCATCAGTCAGCTCTGAGACCCACTGGATAGCAAGCCGCTTCTCTTCATCGCTGCACTCACTAGCCGCTACAAGCTTGATAAAAAAATCAATACGCTGGAGCTTCAACGACTCCAAAAGATAGTCCTGCATTTTCCCTCCGATCCTCACTACAGGATATGTAATGCCACATCCCTACATACGAACAACCAAATACTGTATATAAATACAGTATAATACGTTTTTTAAGTTGTAAAATACTTTTTATCATTCAATCAGATGTGTCCGATGTAGCAGAAAAAAGGCGAAAAATGCGCCCCCTTCATCAGTACCACTGGCGCCATTTATCATCTTCCTGCAGCCTTTGGTTCCGGTAAAAGACACGCAGACCGGCACCGGATGGAATACTGCCACCGCGCAGAAGCAGATTGATCTCCGCCTCCGAACCATCAAAACCTCTCGATTTAAGTTCATACTCCAGCTGCAGGCGCTGCTGATTATCCACATCCTGCCTGTACCCTTTACGGCGCTTAGGCTTAACCATGCGAAGCCGTGCGTTTAGCTCCCTCAGCTCCTTTTTGCTCATGCTATGGAGATACTCCTGCAGATCCCGCTCATCCATACCCGCAATATCCGGAAAATCCTGTCCGCTTAAGGCCCCGTTTTCGTTCATTTTTTCCACAGGGGGACAGTTATTGCCACGAGTCCAAGGGGCACAAGCGCCCTGGTCGGCTGGCGCCTCCTGAACGTCAACGGCCTTACGAACCATTTTCCACTTCATCGCATGCGTGCAAATCCGGCCCTCAATAATCGGGGACCAGATGCCATAAATACGGATGCCGTGATCGCCATAGGCTGATGGCTCGTCATTGAGTTCATAAGCCGTGCGGACCAGGTGATGTTTACGCGGAACCAGTACGCCGCCCTGTTTCATGATGTAGGTGGCAAAACACCCGGCATCGGCTGCCGCCAGCACGGCATCCAGACGCGGGTTATCCAGTACCGGCGCACCGGCTTTTTTATCGCCCTGCTGTCGTGCAGCCTGGCCTGCCAGCAAACGCAGCTCGCGGTATGCCTGACGCCCCGGAATACCGAAAAAGCGGAATTGCTGGACGCGATGCAGTGAAGCCCAGGCATTGACATGTTCGGCGTTGTCCCGCAGTGATCTGCCGGTTTCTTTGCTGATTTCGTTAGCCAGGCCGCGCCCGTCGATGTTCTTACTGATGTACTTCGCGATGTAGCTGGTAGGCGTACCCTTGCGCGGATTGATCAGCTCAGACTTAAATCGCGGGCCGGTAGTGTTGCCCAGCTCCTCGCGGTCCTCACGGATGGCAAATTTACGCAGCAGCGCGGTGATGGATTTGCGGTCTTTTTTGCGCATGAAGCACAGCAGGTGCCAGTGCACGGTGCCGTCATGGTGTGGCTCAGCAACGCGGACGCCATACCAGCGCAGCCCAGCTTTGTGCATCGCCTTACGGAAGGCGGCGAACATATTCACCAGATAATCGCTGCTCTGCCGGACCGTGGCACTGGTCCATTTCGGGTTTGGCCTGCCGTTATTGAGCGTTGCGTGAAAGCGTGACGGGCAGGTGATGGTATAGAACACGGCGCATTCACCACGCATTTCTGCGATCAGCTCCAGCCCTTTAACGCAGGCCATCATTTCGTTGCGCCGGTGCGCCGGATTGCTACTGCTGGCGTTTACCACGTCTTCCATATCCAGCGTATCGCCCTGCTCATTGGTCAGCTCATGCGAGCGGAAGAATTCCAGCGATTTGCGGCGCTGTTCGCGTTTATGGATCACGGCCTCATAGCTGACATACGGGGACGCCTTTTTGTTAACCAGGCAGACGGCGCGCAGCTGTTCTTCCCGCCATTCACACCGCATCTGCCACAGCTTGCGATACCACCAGTCAGCACAGAGCATACGAGCAAGCGAACCCGGAATAAGTTCGTATGGGACGGGGTTACGGCGGTGCTTTTTACGGCGCAGCTGCTCGAAAGCAGGCGGGATAACATCAAGGCGCATGGCCTCAGTGGCCACCCTTTCCCATGACCGGCGGATCTCTTCCGGCGTAACGTCTTCATCCGCAAATAGCTCACCGCAGGCAGCATCCAGACACATGCTCATGTGTGCCGCCACCAAGGTAGATAACCGCTTAACCTGATCCTGGTTCATTTCAGGAAGAACCAGCAGGCCCTCCAGCCCGTCGTGGCGCGCCATAAAACGGAATGACGCAGAAACCTGGCTGGTACGCACGCGCTCCAGGCGTTCAAGGCACGGCCTGATGGTTTCACGTAGATAGCGGGAATATGCCTTCGGCTTGCCCAGGCCCTCGAAATATTTGATGCGCTCAAGCAGTGGCTTGCTGATATGTGATGCTTCAGCGCTTACGTCTGCCAGAATCACCAGATCGGGATTAAACCGCTGCTGCTCGCGGGCCATTTTGGCACGGCTGATCAGCAGGTCCTTCTCCATTTCCCGCTGAACAGGATCACGGGATTCATTGAAGAAATAGCGGTCCCAGACCTCATTACTCAGAGCCTCGCGGCGCAGCTGTTCCTGCTCGTTATCCGCAGCATAGAGAGTAATCAGGTTTGAAAGCGCAGAAACCGGCGCTACTTCTGCCGGGCCCAGATAGGGGTTAATCGCCTTTTTAGGTACATTCCAGGCAAAAGCAGCGGCGGAATCTTCTGCTCCGCCGTGCTTTTCAACTTCGTGATGACTCACGCGCGCCCCTCATGCACGACAGAGCAATCAGGGCCGCCAGCTAGATCAAAGCCAACCCATACCCCCGGCTTCAGTACAGCAATAAGTTCGTCAGCACTTTTTCCTTCGCCCGCGGCAACGCCGATGCTGCGCTTTACGTTAATGCGGTCATGAGTGAAATTTCGATACAGGGAACGAGTCAGAACAGTGTCGCTGTTCGAAACAATGACCGGATGGCCTTCTGATGCCCGGCGCTCAAGAATAGAGGCCAGCTGATACTGATCGTCCTCTGTAAAACCGGCAGTGTGATAGTTGCTGAAAGTACCGTCATAGGGCGGATCGCAATAAATAACATCCCCAGGCACTAATAACGCCAAAGTTTCGTCATAGCTGGCGCAGATAAACGTGGCACGGGTAGCTTTTTCAGCAAAAGCGCGAATTTCATTTTCAGGAAAATACGGTTTTGTATAATGACCGTAAGGCGCGTTGAATTCGCCCTTTTTGTTATAACGACAAAGGCCCCGATAGCAATGACGATTTAAGAATAAAAAGAGAGGCGCTTGCCACTCAGGATCTTTATCATGATTGAATGAATCCCGGCCATCATAATAACCATCTGCACTATTGAAAATTTTAAACAGGTGTTTGGCACGCTCAATAAAATCTGATGCGTTTGTAGCTATCTCCCGATATAGATTTATTAAGTCAGGGTTAATATCCGCGACAAGATAATGAGGATACTCTGTCGCCATCATCACGGCGCAGGAACCCGCGAAAGGTTCAACCAGTCGCGGGCCTGCAGGCAGGTGCTTTTTCAGCTCATGCATGACGGCGGTTTTATTGCCCGCCCATTTCAGGATGGTGCTCATACAGCACCCCCATTGTAGTGTTTGCCTTTCAGCTCTGCGATTTCCTGACAGGTGATGCAGCACTGCACGCCAGGAATAGCGCGGCGGCGGGCTGGCGGTATTGGTGCGTCGCAGTCAATGCACAAGACACGGGAAACGCCCGGCGCTTTACTGCGGGCGGTGTGGATGTGCCGCTGGCGTTCTTCTTCAACGCGCTGCTGTACGAGGTCCATAGAATCAGCCATCAGTGGATCTCCTGCGCTTCGTTCTGGATGTTTTCCGCAGCAACGCGCAGCAGCTCCGCCGCCTCAACGTGATTAAGCTGGCGCGATGTGATGTGACACGCCAGACTATCAAGGCGGGCAGCCATTGCCGCAGCACGTGCGCGGCGTTCTTCCATGCGGGCCTCTGTCAGTATCTGGTTAAGACCTGCATCATCCGGGCCGATTTTGTTGGAACGGGTTTCGATATTTCGCATTGTTATTTCTCCTTAATTTTGGCAAAAGAATGCCCGGCGGGTTTACGCCATTAATTTCTGTTACTGGTTAATTCGGCATGGTTAGCCGCTTTGGGAATAAGCTCACCACTACACGAAAATGGTTCATTGCTTTTATCAGCTCCCGCTTTTCGTCAGTCGTCAGCTCATTCATATTGACGTTATGACGATCCGCCGGAATCTTAGCCATAAAGAATATGGCGGCTAAGGCACGCTCATTTTGTTTATGGTTAATATCTCGCTGGTCCCGCATATCGCTAATAAAACGCTCCAGTTCAGGTTCTATATTCCAGCCGAACACTTTCGCCCTTAGCTCTGCAATATGATTCAGGCCATCCAGCCGATGTCCCGGACTTAGTGGAACAGTCGCAGAATCGCCTTCAATAGCCATGGTTTCCCCTGTTTATTAGTACGCAGTTCTGCCAGCAGCGCATCCTGCGAGCGGCACGGGTGCCAGCGCTTGCCCTCTTTACCCATGATCCAGCCATGCCCGAAATGCGGTGATGGACTTTGCTTAACGAGAAGCGATGCGATTGATGGTTGGTTATTCAACATAGCTACCTCAGATCAAACCAAACGAGGCACCCAGGCCAGTGACTGTATCAATGGTGCTGGCCATCGCTGGGCTTGCCTGCAGGCGCGCCTGCAACGTCACTGCGGTTAATGCCATCAGTCGAGTAACTGAATTGATGCTATCAACAATCTGGCGGCGCCCTGCCATTGTGTGCGCTTCGCCGGAAACAGCGCCGGCAGCCACGCGGCCGATTTCTGCCGTAGCTTTTAGAACATAATCCGGCATCTTTTCGCGCGCGACTTCATTTATCGGCACGCATGGCAGGCAATGGATTTGCGCCAGGAAGCCATCAACCAGCGTGGAATCCTCAGTCAGATCGGTAAGCAGCCAGATTTCCGGCGCAGTCAGCTGGTGAGGTTGGTCCGGGTTCAGCTTATTGCGCAGCGTCTGGACATTCATAGCTGCGCGTTCTGCCAGCTTTGCCATGTTGTGGCGTAAGGCAAAGGCCCGGCAGGCTTCTTCAAAGTGCGGATGTTTGGAGATCTTATAATCAAACATGTTAGCCCCTTCAAAAGTTCTCATAATTGAACTTACTGGCCCACGATGATGCGGAAGTTAGAATGACCAAGGGACTCACGAACCTGATCAGCTTTGTACATCAGATAACGGAGGCTGACGCGCCCCTTGTTTTTATCCTTTTTCACCATGTATTTAGCGAGCTGCCCATGATGGATTTTCTGGTAAACAGAGCCGCGGGAGATACCTTCCCATTCTGCGAACTCCGCAGGTGTCGCCATCTCTTTTGGTACACGAATTGAAATATCGGTGCTCATAGTGCAATATCTCTCGGTTAAGGTTTGGTTTACGTCGTTTTATCTTGTTTTATCCGATTCAATAATTGATACATCGAGATGTTACGATCCAATATTTGATACGTCAATAGGATTGAAAAATGATACAGGTGAAGGCTGGCGAAAATACCGGAGGTAAAGAGGCGATCCATAGGCTTATGGCTGCCTACAATTTCAAGTCCAGGCAACAGCTTTGCGATCACCTGGGTGCATCAAAAAGCACTATGGCAAACAGATACTTAAGAGATAGCTTTCCGGCTGAATGGGTAATTCAGTGTGCTCTTGAGACGGGGGTTTCTTTACTGTGGCTAACCACTGGGCAGGGCGAACCAGGATCAAATATTAATACAGAAAAAAACATCAATTTCGTGAACCCAGGAAAGGTAAAGCACCTTTCTGACCTCGTTTCTCCCGAAATTGACAAAGTCACTTTAACTGGCGGTTCGTTGGTTGAAGCAGGAAAAGCAATCATTGACAGCAGCCTGCTCCCCTCAGACTGCAGCAACCTACTTTTAGTCAATACTGCTGGGGACTCTTACCTGGTGGATCGCAATAAGACACCACCAGTTAACGGTATGTGGCTGGTTGATATCGATGGGATAAAAAGCATCGTCAAGCTCACTCGTCTTCCTGGCAACCGGTTAGTTGTTCATCAAGATGATTCCTCATTTGAATGCAGCCTGGACGACCTTGAGGTGCTAGGCAAAGCCCTGAAAATCATTAAGAGCCTTTGATATGACAATAAGGAAACAGCCAAATGGAAAATGGCTTTGTGAATGTTACCCGAACGGGCGGGACGGTAAGCGCGTGCGCAAGCAATTTGCGACAAAAGGCGAGGCCGTAGCGTTCGAAAACTTCACCATGGATGAAGTGAGCAAAAAGCCGTGGCTGGGGGAGAAGGAAGATCGGCGGAAACTGTCAGAATTGATTGAGCTGTGGCATTCCCTCTACGGGCAAACTCTCGCAGACCCCAAACGTCTGATGGCGAAGCTCAGCATCATCTGTAATGGCCTTGGCGATCCCGTAGCATCAGAACTGACAGCCGGTGACTTTACGAAATACCGTGAAGCACGGTTAAAGGGCGAAGTGCGGAATGAAGATGGCACACTTATGTCGCCAGTCAAGCCCCGAACGGTAAACCTTGAGCAACGCAACCTGTCGTCAGTTTTCGGTACGCTGAAAAAACTGGGCCACTGGTCAGCCCCCAATCCACTCGCCGGGCTACCAACATTCAAGATCGCAGAGGGTGAACTGGCGTTCTTGGCACCTGAAGAAATTAAGCGCTTGCTGGATGCCTGCGCGGATTCTCAAAGCCACAGCCTCCTGACGATTGCAAAAATTTGCCTAGCCACCGGTGCCCGCTGGAGTGAAGCTGAAAATCTGCAAGGCCATCAGTTATCGAAATACCGAATCACCTACACCAAAACCAAGGGCAAGAAAAACCGAACTGTTCCTATATCTCAGGTGCTGTATGACGAATTACCGAAGAACCGAGGGAAGTTATTCACGCCATGCAGAAAAGCCTTTGAGCGTGCAGTCAAGCGGGCAGGCATTGACTTGCCCGAGGGCCAATGTACCCACGTTCTGCGCCATACATTCGCTAGTCACTTTATGATGAACGGCGGAAACATACTCGTTCTTAAAGAAATATTGGGGCATGCCGATATAAAAATGACAATGATTTACGCGCATTTCGCACCAGAACATTTGGAGGATGCAGTTACAAAGAATCCATTATCCTCTCTGAAATTATGATTTAATAGCAAAAGGAAAATATAATGCTCTCAGAATACGATCTAAATATAGAAATACAGAATGGAAGGGTTTTTGACCCTGCTTCTGTAGCAAAAAACTCCTACAAAGTTCAATCATCAAGCATTGATCTTTCGGTAAAAAAAATCCATATACCAGATTGTAAAACCAATAATAAGACCAGAAAAAGTCATTTACTTCAACCTGGCGAAACAGTAATTCTGGAGTTAAACGAAAATTTTAAACTTGCTAATGATTTAGGTGGAATAGTTTTCCCAAGAAATACTCTTTCTAAGAACGGCATTATAATGACGAATCCTGGACACATTGACCCAGGTTACAAAGGAATAATATCCGTTTATTTAGTTAATATGTCTAAAGAACCTTTTCACATTAGTGAAAATTCTGCTGTTGCAAAGATGCTTCTTTTCAAAACAAGTACACTAACAGGTGGGTATCAAGGTAAAATAGTCACAAAACTAGATGACGAGCAGTTAGATAGAATGGGTAAAGACTTTGCTGGATTAGAGTCGAGAATACCTTCAGAAATAACAAAAATACTCAGAAACTGGACATTCGGCTTGCTCACAATTGCTGCCATTATGATTTCAGTCATAAGTATCGCCATCCCCCTGCTTTTTCAGGTAATTTCTAATAGCGTCGATAAAACAAAAGACTTACAAGTGATCATTACGCAACAGGAAAAAGAAATTAATAACCTAAAAAATTTAACATCAAGGCTTAACGATCAAATTTCACTATTACCAGAAGCAAATGATACAATTCAAAAAGACAAGAATCAGCAAGGGAACAAGCAATGATAAAAATATCTGAATTATCAATTAATTGCCTATCTCATCCATCATTCGAAAATGGCGTGTTTGATGATTTTTTAGCTAAACAAGGCATGCAATGGGTACGTAGAGGACAAGGAAGTAACTCTGAGCATCTTGTTGAAGCAGCCGGTAGACTCTGCTACATGTCGTTTGGGGAGAGTAAACAATCTCCTAGAGACACCAATCAATATATATTTAATCTCATATCCCAAGGGCATGAAAGTGTTTTAGAACATCTGAATTGGACATTTTTAATATCAGGCGTTTCGAGAGCATTTACTCATCAGTTAGTTAGGCACAGAGTAGGATTTTCATATAGCCAATTATCACAGCAATATCATGATGAGTCTGAGGCAGAATTCGTTGTTCCAATTGAGGTGAAAAATGATGCTGCTTTATTTAAGTCATGGTGCGAACATATTGAAAGTAGCCTAGAATTTTATAAAAAATCGTTAAAGGCCATAGAAGAAAGCGAACTGTATGATAGTCGAAAAGAGAAAATGCGTGCTCTAAGAAGTGCTTCACGCTCAATTTTACCAAATGCAACAGAGACAAAAATAATCGTTACCGCTAATGCTCGGGCCCTACGTCATTTCTTTGAAATGCGAGGGGCGATAGAAGGAGATTACGAGATGAGAACTGTATCTGAAAAATTATATAATATTGTTAACAATGACGCCCCAGCACTATTCCAGGATTTTGAAAAAATCGCTGCCGATACCGATCAAGTAAAAATAATGAAGAAACATAAAGTTTGA